GACTCCACATACGAACTTACTGAAGCAGAGCTTAAGTTGGTCGTAGATGAGTTGAAGGTTGTTGAAGCTTCTGATGAGGCTTTCGATACCTTCAAAGAAAAACTTTCTATTCTTTTTGCAAGCAAGACCAAAGAGGCCATTGCAGCTCAAGAAGAGGTAGTCAAAACCAAAATCGAAGAGGCTATTGCTTCTAAGATGGCAGAAGAGACTCCTGAGCAGCAAGAAGAAGTTGAGGCTAGCGAAGATGAGTTGGAAGTTGAAGAGGTCGAGGCCGCTTCTATCCCAAACAACAACGCAGAAGCTTCAGAACAAATTTCTTTGGTTGCAAAGCTGAAGGAGAACTTCTCTGTAGAAGTTACAAAATAAAAAAAATCTAACTAAATAATATTATGGCTAGTGAAATTACTAAACTATTACCCTTCCGTCAATATGATGATAACGATGTTATCAACATGTTTGCTTATGAAGGCACTAATGTCGGGGCTGGAACCATCGTAAAGGTTTCTGCCGCCAATCTCAACGACGATCTTACTGATCTCGTAGACGCTGGGACTGCTTTCCTTACTACTCAAGGAAATGCTTACTCCCCTCTTGCTGTTAACCCGCTTAAAGTTGCTTCTGCTGCTTCTGGGAATGCTGCTCTTGGAATTCTCCTCCGTGACGTTCGCGACACTGATGAGAATGGAGAGAAGCTCCGCTTTTACCCTCAGAAGAAAGAAGAGCTTCAGGCTGTTGCTTCTGGAGAATCTGTTCCTGTAGCCACTAAGGGTGTATTCACCTTTATGGAAGGAGCTTTCTCTGGCTCAGTTATTCCTGCTCCTAATACTGAGCTTGGACTTCGTGCTGGTGGAACGCTTGCTACTGCTGTTGCTGCTGACACTGTTGTCGGCAAAGTCCTTGCTACTGGAACTCGTCCTGCTGGTGATACCCACGCAGGAGGATATGCAATTGTTAACATTAACTTCTAATTTTACTCACAGATTATGAAAATTACTATTAAAAGAACTGAAGATCAGTTGGCCCTTGTTCGCGCAATGGGTTCAAATAATCGTGAAGAAGCTTACGAGGCTCAGGCCGCTGTTGCAGAACTTCTCGGGCCTGTGGTCACTGAAGTTATCAACAACGCTGTGACCGTTGGAAATCTTTTCACCACTCTGACCTATCAGGCTGATGACAATCCTTCCCTTCCTCTTGATCTCTTTCATGACATCACTGATGAAGATTATGTGCAGGTTTACTCCCAGCAAGTTGCTGGTGGACTCCCTTACAACCAAGTCTTTCCAGCTCATAACGAGCTGAAGTTTAGCACTTACACCCTTGATAGCGCACTCGCTTTCGACCGTAAGTATGCTAAGAAAGCTCGCGTTGACGTTGTTTCCAAGACCTTCACTCGTATGGCTCAGGAAGTTATGCTTAAGCAGGAGCGCACTGCATTCAATGTGCTTGCTTCCGCTCTTGTTGCTGGAGATAGCATCTCTGCTTCTGCTGGTGATCACATCATCGCTGCTGCTGGCACTAGCCTTGTCCTTGATGATTTGAACAACCTTATCACTAAGTCCAAGCGTATCAATAGCTCGTTTGTTGGTGGAACTCCTGTTGGTGGTTCTAAGGCTGGCGTTACCGATCTTCTCGTTTCTCCTGAAGTGGTTGAAGATATTCGCGCTATGGCTTACAACCCTGTCAACACTCGTCAAGCAACCTCTGGAACTACCAGTATCACCGCTCCTGAAGAGCTTCGCTCTCAGCTTTACAGCGCTGCTGGACTCCCAAGCTTCTACGGTATCAATATCGTCGAAGTGCTTGAAATGGGTAGTGGACAACGTTTCAACAAGATCTTTGATGCTGTTAAAGGTGGCGTGAGCTTCACTGAAGGCTCTGAGCAGATCCTTATCGGTGTTGATCGTTCTCGTGACGCTCTGCTTCGCCCTGTCGTTCTTGATGAAGGTTCTACTGGTGAACTCAACGTTCTCGTTGATGACCAGTTCTCCGTTCGCCAGAACAAGATTGGTTACTACGGTAAAGTCGAAGAGGGTCGCGTTTGTATCGACGACCGCGCTCTTTGTGGAATCATCCTCTAATCGAGGTTTCCTAAATTTAAGAGTCGCCCTACGGGGCGGCTCTTTTTTTTTGATTTTTTTAGTGTAATCTATTATGATAAGGTATGGCAAATAAGAAAGAATTTTTAGAAGAGTTCAACGTTATTGATGGTAAAGAGCGTTCTGAGCGAGAAGAGAAGATTCAAAAAACAAAGGAATTAGAAGATCTTTTGGGAGTTAAGGATGTTAATCCATATGGCACAAATAACAAGGATGTTTTTGCTAGTAATCTTGGTAGCATGTCTGTCGGAGAAATGACGACTCTTGCTCAAAGGGTTGGTCTACCAGCTTCTTCCATTGACACTCCATCAGTATTAAAGAAGAATTTACTAAAGTCCTTTGATATTTATGTTCAACAAAATAACGTAACAGTAGCGGGACAAGCACAACCTGTTGTTGATCCAAAGGCTGAAAATTACGATGAAGTAAAGAAGCTGTTTGAGCTATAGAATTCCCTAAAGGCTAGTTTTGCTGTAAGATTATTTAATGAATGATCTTGGTTCACTAGCAACAAAAATAGTAAATTACGCATTTCCAGATGACACTGGAAGGTTTCCTGTGTCTTATATTTCTGGTTGGCTTGAGGCTAATATTGGAGAGCTTAACGGTCTTACTAATGAAGAATTTTATGTTAATGATACGGGGGCTATAGAAATTGCTACTGGCTCAGGTTTATTGCCGATTGAAGAAAACATTTTTTCAACCCTTTATGAAATTCACTATTACGAAAAAGCTTCTAGGGATTCTCTTCGTGAGTTCACTTATGGAGGAGATACAGACTGGATAACTCTAAAAGAAGGTGACACAACCATTCAAAGGCAAAATAAAAACTCTGTTGCCAAAACATATAGAGAATTGAAGGTTGATACTTCTGATCGTTTAAATGACTTAGTTGGTCGCTATAATCAATACAAGTCTTCTCCCTTGCAGGTATTTGGCCGAGATGGAATTGATCCTGTTGACAGCATTGACGTATACCAATCTACGACCTCTTACAGATCATTCTAATGGCTTCATTACTTACATCTACTCAAAAGTCAGCAATCCAAAGTGCGTTAAGCGAAGTTCACGATACTTTTGCTAGAGATATTTATGTCTACATTGAGAAGAAGGTAACTACAAGACCCGCTAATTTGAACTACAATCCACTGTATGGCAGGGCCAAGGACGACTCTAGGTTGAGTTCGCAAACTACACTAGTTAAGCATACAGTGCAAGCTAGGGTCAGCTACGCGCCAAATCAGGGTGAGTCTGTAGTAGATGGTGGAGCACAATTTAATTTAACTGCCTCTCATGGCAAGGTGAGAATCAAAGTTGATTCAGATGGTTACGACAAGGTAAAGGATTCTACGAGGATTGAAATTGATGATGTTTTATTTACTGTAGATACTGATGCTAAAAATGTGGGACCATTCTCGACTCAATACTATACTGTATTCCTTAAAAGAGAAAACTAATGGCTAAAGCATTTCTATCAGCAACAAGGTTTCAAGTAACTATAAACAAAGCCGCACTTCTCAGGCAGGTGACTGCTGGTAGCAATGGTAAGGTCACTGGGAGAGAAGTAAGAAAATATGTTGTTCCTATTATTGAAGACGCACAAAAAACTTTAATTAAAGATTTTTTTAATCATTCTGTCACAAAAGAAATTAAAGCTGGGCCAAATGCCTCAAATAGCTCTCGCACTTTAGGTGGTTATGGAAACCTTTTTTCTTTTATTGGTTTTGATAAGGGGTCTGACCCAACAGCAGGAATTGAACAAATATTAAATCAAAAACTTATAGTTACAGTTCGGGCAATATCTAGTGGTAGATTTAAAATATCTATCACAAACCCTCCTTCTAAAGACGAACTTTTTAGCGTATCTCAAATACCTTGGGCTAGTGGATCTAGCTGGGCAGACGGTATAGAAAAAGGAATTTCGAACTTAGGGTCTTTCTTGTATAGAAGCAAAGGTGTTGGCAATTCCAGAGCTGGGACGGGGATACAAGTCTTAAAGAATTTAAGATCCACCAGCTTCCAAACTCAACCCTATATCTCCAAACTTGTAGATAAGTTTTACAAAAACATTATAAAATGAAAGCTCAATTTGATCAGAATTTATTGTCCAGTTTTTACTTGTGGTTAGAAAACCGCTTGTTAAAGACTGACACTAAAGCTTATATAACTGGATTAGACAATAATTTTCGCTATGTAGATTTTGATGATATTCCCGCTGATATGGTTGGTTATCAGGGCGAGTATCGTCAACTGGTCGCTGATTATAATATTGATGTTGTCAACTCTGGATTTATGGTTGACGGGGGTTTTGTTACTGGAGATTCTAGCGCAAATGGAGGAGTCTATACTGATTACGAAAATGGGAGACTTTTGTTCCCCGCAGCCTCTGGAACTGATTTAAACATATCTGGGACTTATTCTGTAAAAGAAGTAAATACTTACATCTCTCACGATGATGATGTAGAATTTTTGGTCTATTCTGATTTTTTAGAAAATGGGCAAGATTCGCCTTACTTTTACAATGAGACAGGAATTATAGATAAAGGAGCTTATTTCCTTCCAGCTTGTTTTGTTTCTCTAGCTTCTTCTGAGAACGAGGAATCTGCTTTTGGTGGGGAGGAAAACACTAAAAGTAGGGTTCGTGTGATGGTGTTAACTAAAGATTCTTATATTTTAGACTCCGTTATTTCTAGGCTTAGAGATACAGTAAGAGAAAAAGTAACTCACATTCCTTATGAAAGTTTCCCATATGCTTATTCTTATTCTGTAAAGGATTTTCCTTATACCTATACTGGAGTTGTAGGAGATCAAGGGAGTAGCCCTCTATGCTCTTATATTGACAGTGTTACAGCTTCAAAAGTTGTTTCTGAAGCTCTGCGAGAAAAGCTGAACAAAGACTTCTCAATTGCTTTCTTAGACTTCGATTTATCAACCTATCGTTTCCCAAGGTCTTAAATCGGTGTATTTAAAGTAAACCTTTTTACAAAAATGGCTACAAGAACTAGAGTAATTTCACAAAATAAAGCAGTCTATGTATCTCCCACTGGATGGGGCGAATATAGTGAACACAGCGCTGGACACCCAGTAACTGGAAGAAGTATGATTGATGCTCATCAACTTCATCGTGTTGACACATTTTCTTTCGAAATGGACCTTGCTGGGTCGCGTCAAGACGTTAGAGAATTTGGACAATTAGCACGAATCGGAACCATCAACCTTGAAGAAATTAACCCAACTTTAAGTTTCGGTTACTACTTGGGAGATGGAGAAAATGAATTAAATCTTGGCTTCCATAAATCACAACGAACAGCAGGTAGTGGTCAGATGTGTTCTGGTCAATTATCAGAAGATCCTATTCTCGGTGAGCGGAACGTTTATCTTTTAACGGTTGAAGAGGGGAAAGATGCTTTTGCGTTAGACACTAGCGCAAAAATGATAGCTGCTGAAGATAAGCATGATGTTATTGGATTTGGAAACTGCTTCCTTTCCAGCTACAGTGCAAACTTCAGTGTTGGAGAAATCCCAAGGGCTGATATCGAGATGCAAGCTTCTAATATCATTTTCTATACTGGACTTAACTCTGGACTCCGTAATCCATCATTGAATCTAGAGGGAGTAAGAACCCATAGTGGAACCACTGTCCTTCCCTCTCCGAACACTGGAACTGACGTTCCTCTTGTTCTTCGTCCTCAAGATGTAAGCGTTACTTTCTCTGACGCAGGTGATGGTGTTGCTCCAGTTGGTGGACCTTCCTTTAGTGCTCTGCCTATTCAAAGCGCTTCTATTGAACTTCCACTATCTCGCGAAGTTATTCAGGCTCTTGGTAATGAGTTGGCTTACGCTAAACTACTTGAATTCCCAATTGACGTAACTATGAGCATCAGCTCTCTTACTAGGGACTTTGCTTCTGGTGCGCTTGAGTTTGCTTTGACTGGAACGGCTGAAAACAATAAAACTGATATCGCATTGAATATTACAGAACCCGGTAAAGGAGAGCAACTCAAGTTTGAACTTATGGGCGCAGTTCTTGATAATCAGTCTTTCTCACAAGGACTTGACGACAACGAAACTGTTGATCTAACCTTCTCTGCTCAAATTGGAGGTGCTGATACCGTTTCCCAAGGGCTGTTCTTCTGCCCACAGGAATCAGTGGCTACTCCTACATTCGATGTTCGCAGTGGAACCGCGAACAAAGAGTCTGATCAGCCAGTTAAGATTGTATAATCAGTAAAAAACTCACAAAGCAGCCTCACCGAAAGGTGGGGCTGTTTTTTTGTGTAATATATAAGGAATGAAGGTTTACCAACAAGTTGCGGGTTACGAAGAATCAATTACAAATTTAAACATTTCTATTGATGACACTTTTTCGGGATTCTCTGTAGCTGCTGGGACTGGCAACGCCGAGGGAGATGGACTACTTAACAGTGGCTTTGTTTTTTCTGGAAGTGTGGGGTATATTTTTGATCAATCAGGTAGGTTTGTTGGGGGTTATTCTCCTAATATCCCCTTTGATATTTCAGTTCACATGAAAAGAAATGATACTTATTCGTATTTCATTGATGATGTTCTGATCGCGAATAATATTACTGGTTCGACTGGCTTTGATTACATTGAGTTTGAAAAACATGGAGATTCCAGTCTTGGGATTGAATATATTTTTTAGTATTTGTTGATATATTTGTTTTTTTTACGATAATATTTCGTAAAAAGTTTATGAAAGAGCTGTATTCATTCCCAATTAAGAGAAAAGTAAAGCAAAAAGTTTCCGTAGAGAAGGAAAATGCTAAAGGTAAAATCGTAGAAACCTTTAAAACAAAGACCAAAACTGTTTCTAATAGGGTTGTTTTCGCCAAACCTTCTTTTGCTGAGATTGAAAATGCAGAGTTCTTTTATGGGCAGCAGTATAATGATTTCATCAATGCTGGATATTTAACAAGATTCCTGCTTAACAACAAAATTGGCGACTCAGGAGGCTCTTCTTCTAAGTTGAGTAGCGAGATAATCAATAAGGCTTTTGTTGATAATATGGAAGCAGCCAAGGTTATTGAATTTTATGAGGGTCAGAAAGATCTGAATGAAGAGCAAGAAAAGAAACTTGAAGAAGCAAAGGAAATATTTGCTGAAACGCAAAGAACTGTAGCGGAATTTGAACAGTTCTATCAAATTCAATACAACCAGACGGCAGAAGCAAAAGCAGAGCAGAAGCTTATTGAGTGGTTTATCTTTAACTTTTCTTATTATGAAGACAAAGTAAATGATGCTGTAGAGCTTTTTCCTTTATTCTTGGGCGACGATTTTGATGAGAAGCGAGAGCACTACTTGCAGTTGTGTGAAGACGAGGAAGATATTGAAGACATTTCTCTTTTAGACAACAAGGCAATTTTTGATTTGTCCTTTGGAACTTTGGCTAGGGTCGCTAATTTGTGGTATAATAAAATGGGAACGAATCAGAAGGAGATTGAAGATAAAATGAAAGAGGTCTTCGGTGATGAATGAACAAGGAAAGTTCACTACTCTTAGATATACTGCGTGGTTATAGTAAAATAACTTACAAGTATAAAGATTATTACTTCAAACACTTTGGAGTATATGATAGCTTGAAGCTCCAAGAGTTTGAGTTAGATTGTATTACTGAAGCCAAGAAGAAAGGTATTAAGGGAAAAGATGAGCTTCTAGAGTTAGCGATAAAAAGGGGAGGGTGGTCAAAAGAGGAAGAGTCTTCAATGAAGGACTTAAAATGGATGATTGAAAAGTCAAAAAAAGCTTCTGCAAAAATATCGGACAACAACTCTCGAAAAGCTTTTGAAGGCTCTATTGCAAAACAGGCAGATCAGCTTGTTAAATTGGAAGCCAAAAAGAATCAGTTCACTAATCATAGTGCTGAAAACTTGGGGAAAAGAAAAAGAGCTAATAAGGAAATAAGTCTCAGCCTCTTTTACGATAAGGAGATGACGAGAAATGTGAGTGAGGAAGATTTATTTTTTTTAATTTCAGAGGTCAACTTAAGGATACAAGAACTAACAAGTGTTGAGAATTTATTAAAACTTGCTTATGAATCTTACTTTTTTGATGTATATTGTTTGAATTATAGAAATCCAAATCAGATTCTTGACACAAACATTTACAAAATAACAATATGGCAAAAAAGCTTATTGTCTTATGCCTCTATTCTTTTAAATAAACTTAAAAATCTTGATATTCCTGATGATATTAGGGAAGATGCTGTAAAGGTGTATAATTTCCAGCCGAGAGAAGATGGAGCTAAGGGAGATAAAGTCACAGAAGGAGTCTCTGACCTTAGAGCAAAAATGGCACAAAGAGGAGGAAAGCTGACTGCTGATGACTTTTAGTGTATTTAATTACAATGGCTGCTCCACTAAATATTAATGCTAATTTAAACCTAAACCCAGCTAGTATCAATGCCTCTGCAAAGCAGGTGCAGCAAGCTTTAGGTAGGATTACAGGTCAAGCTTCTGAGTTTCAAAAATCACTAGATGCCTCTACTGCTCGTGTTTTTGCGTTCGGAGCAACGACTGCTGTTATTAATGGAGTAACCCAATCGTTTAAAGCTCTTATCTCTACTACAATAACAGTTCAATCTAAATTAGTTGAAATTAACTCGATTTTAGGGGCTGGAGCACAAGAGTTTAATAAATATAGAAACTCAATTTTCCAAGTAGCCAAAGTTACAGGGCAGTCATTTGAGACTGTAGCTGAAGGCGCTGCTGAACTTGCAAGGCAAGGTTTGAGCGCTACAGAAAGTGCTAAAAGGTTGAAAGCTGCTCTTATATTAACCAGAATCTCTGGGCTGGGAGCAGAGCAATCTGTGAAGGCTTTGACAGCAGCTATGAACGGTTTCACTTCTGCTGGACTTACTGCGGAACAAGTGGTCAACAAAATTGTTGCTGTTGATACTGCTTTTGCTGTTTCTGCTCAAGACCTCGCTGATGGTTTTAGTCGAGCTGGATCTACGGCTGAAGATGCTGGAGTTAGTTTTGATCAACTACTTGGTTTAATTACCGCTGTTGAGCAGAGAACTGCGCGAGGTGGAGCTGTTATTGGTAACGCATTTAAATCAATTTTTACTCGCTTAAGCAGGGGGACTACTATTGAAGACCTTCAAGAATTGGGTGTTGCCATTGATGCTAATCAAAACGGAGTTCAAAAACTACAAGCACTTTCTAAGGCTTTAGAGAATATAACAGATCCGACTGTAGCAAGTCAAATTAAAGAACTCGCTGGTGGAGTTTTCCAGATCAACGTTGTTAGTGCTGCGTTAAAAGATATTGGGAGTGAAGCTTCTGTTTTTGGACAAGCTACAGCCAAATCATTTGGCGCAACCAATGAAGCTACGAGTAAAAACATTGCGCTTAATGAACAACTTGCAGCTCAAATTAATTCGCTTGTTGTATCTGTTACGAGCTTAGGGGCGAAAATAGGCGGCATTACTTTTGGACCACTTTTACAAAATTTAGTTGGGCTTGCAACGAAGTTATCAGAGATGCTTGATGGAGCCTTAGATCCAGAAAAAGGTAATAAGTTCATACAGGGATTATTTAAATTTATTGGAGGCTTCTTATCTGGGCCGGGGTTAGCCCTCTTTACAGTTGCTTTTGCTAAAATTTTTGGAACAGTTTTTAAATTTGCTAAAGAAGGATTTAAGACTGTTATGCAGATGGGTTCTGCCACCGAAAGAATTAAGAATATTGAAGGTGGTATTGTTGGCTTATTACAAAAAGACGCTAACTTAAGAAAGACACTTGCAAGCACCACAGCGACACAGGCTCAAAAAGAACAAGCTATAATCTCGGCCATTCAAAAAGAGAATATGCTGTTAACTCAACAAGAACAGCTAGTAAGGAGTATAGCTAGACAAGCTGCTGCGAGAGGCGTTACAGGATTTAGTGGAGCAGGTGGTTTTGCTGGTAAGAAAGGAAAGCGTTTCGCTGCTGGAGGAGGAGGAGAAATGGAACCAAACTTGATGTCTGCCATGATGAATGAGGCTAGAGATGCTCCTAGAGGAGCAACGCCTTATGTTACTAATTTTAGAGGCAAACCTGCTGTTATGAATACTTCCGAAATGCAAGTTCGCATTAATGGAAGAGAAGAGATTTTGCGTCAAGATCAAATTCCTAGATTCAACAAAGGCTCTGGCCTAGCAAGAAAGCAACGCCGTAGTGCTTTAAATAGAGATGGACAATTCATCATGATGCATGGTGAAAGGACTGGCTACAAACTAAATCGTTTTTTCATGGGCGTAGATCCAAGAGGAGGCGCTACCAAGGCGACTAAAGGCCCGACTGAAACCAATAAAACCTTAGTCAATGTTCCTACATATGGAATTCCTAGAAGTAAAAAAGGTATTGGAGATATTAATACTATAGTAGAAAAACTAAGGAATACCAGTCTCGATGAGGCAATAAGAGTAGCTAGAGCGATCTCTAACAATAAAATGCCGAATAAGAAGAAGTCTGCTATAAGAGGCGCTATCTCTTCGCAAATTAACAAAGGAACGGTTAGAGCTTTCGCAGGAAATATCCAAGAATTAGGGTTAGGAAGTTTATTAACAGATGATCAGTTTAACGATTACGTTTCACAAGGCACTGGATCTACCTTTGACTTAAATCTATCTGGGCAAAAAGCTCTGAAAGGATTCTATAATGTTAGGAGACATAGAGCCACGACTGGTGAGGTAAAAGGATCAGGAAATGATGCTTTAGCAGCAGATACCGCTAGAAAGATATTCCGAGTTTCAAACATGGGGGCAGCCATTCATTCTTCAAGGAATAAACAAGGATTAGCTTCAGGTTCGGATTTCAAAAAAAACTATCCAAGTGGAGTTCGATTATTAGGTAAGAAAGGCAAACCAGTCGGCCCAGTAATAAAAAGCCTACCAACGATCAATAAGGGTCTGGGGATGACTAGCGGTTCCAATGCGTCAAAGAGCCAGATTGATCAGAAATTCGTTAGAATGTCAAAAGGCTCATTGCCCAACCTCAAAATCAAAAGATACAATGAGGGGTCTATGGGTGGAATCGGCATAGATCCTATGATGCTGATGATGTTGGGCATGGGAGGCATGGGAGGCACTCTAGGAGGTGGAAAAGACGAAGAAGTGGGCGATGAATCAAAGTCAAAGCAAAAGCGTTTCGATCTAGATCAGGGACTGAAAGGTAGGGATTCTGCACCAAAAAAAACCTTCATGCAGAGGCACATGCCTACTTTTCAGCGCATGGGTCGGAGGACTGCTGAAACAACTCGAAACGCAGGTTCTCGTGTTGCTAATTCAAGATTTGGTCAAAACAGATTCGTTAGAGGCGCTGTTAAACCTTTAACAAATAGAACCCCCTCTATGAGAGGAGGCATGGGGCTTACTATTGCTGGGCAAGCTATGACTGCTTTAGCTCCGAGTGCGGGAAGTAAGGTATCAGAATTTACGGGGAGTCAAAAAGCTGGAGACATAACTGAATCTTTCGGGAGCGCAACTGGTTCAATCACACAATTCGCTGCCGCTGGAGCAATGGTAGCTGGGCCATTGGGTGCAGCGGCTGGTGCTGCGGTAGGTTATGGAAAGGCGTTACTTGATGCTAAAAAAATTCAGGAAGAAGCTACGAAGGTTGCACAGGAAGCAGCAAAAGTCTCACCAGAGATGGAAGGCAAGAATCGTGCGATGGCATTGAAAAGAGAATTTGTTGGCGATGCCAGTGGCGGTATGAATGTGGGGAACAAAAATATTCAGAAAGTGTTAAGCAACTTGGCTAAAGAGACTGGAGTTGCGGCTCTTGATACTTCGCAGCAGCTAGAGCAGCTTGGCAAAGCATTAGCCTCCACAAAAGAAGGTTCAACTGAGCGTTTGAGAGTTGAAGAAGAATTTAAAAAACTTGCCACAAAGACTGGCATGTTAATGAAAAATTCACTGGGGATTCAGAAAACTTTAAACAAAATCAAAAAGAAAGAACTTTTAATAGACCAAGAAAGAAAAAACAACATCGCCGCTAGATTAGGAGACGACATTTCTAAACAGAGGCAGAGACTAGAGGTGGGTCAAAGATTGATGGAGGGAAACCCAGCAACACAAGGTCCACTTGCTAATCTTCTTAGTAGAGATCTTGGCATGTCTAAAGCAATTGGGGACACGGGTCAAGCAAAAGCTTTAGTTCAAGAGCTTGAAGCTGATTTAGCTGGAGCAACAACTCAAGGAGAAAAAGATAGCATACAAAAAGAATTAGATCAAGCTTCCGCAGACTTTAAATCAACGGTAGTAGAATCTGCTATTTTCATGCACAAAAAGCAAATGGAAAGTGCAAGTGAGCTTACAAAGGCAGAAGCTGAAAGAGCAAAAATCATAGCTGCTCGTGATAAAATGAGGTCTGGGCAACAAATATCTGATATGGCTAAAGCTGGTCGAGGGGAAGTGACCGATCTTAGTTTTATTGAAACTTTCAGGGTAGAATTAGATAGGATTAGAAGCCGCTTTAATACATCAACTCAAGCAGAAAAAAATGCTGACATTGCTCGATTATCAGCTTTTGCTGAAGAGAATATCTCTAAAATTCAAAATCCCGGAAGGCAGGAGTTTGTAAGAGGATTGACAACTGCTGACTTCAACAAAAATGAGAGAGAGGCCGTTTCGAAATTATCTGTAACTGGCGCTAGTGACAACATTATGAAAGGATTCATCGAAGCTGCAACGAAAGATGCAGAAGCTAAATTTGATGCTCAGTTGGCAGAGAACGAAAGACTGATAGCGGCTTTAAAAGTCCAAGGAAAGAATATAGAAAAACAAATGGCAGCATACGCCTTAGCTTTCGATGCTGAGAAAATTCAGGAGGGAATCAATAAAACGAGCAAAAAACTGGAAGAAGCTGCCACCTCTCTTGACGGATATGTGAAAGCTTCAGAAGAGATAGGAGGAATATCAGCAAATATTATAAAATTAGGGCAAACTGCGAATAAAGCAATAGACGACCAAACCACTCGACTGGAAGGTTTTAGCCAAGACATAACAACTCTTAAAGCAGACGTAAAGCAACTGACTAGTCCTTAATAATATGAGTTTATTAGTTAATAATGTAATCAACTCTAATTCTCAAATTTCCTATTCTTATTTGGGAAGTCAGGAAGTTTTTGGGTATTTAGTTACTTTAAATTATACTCTAAAAGTAGAAGACATACAGTTCGACAATAATGACGGTGTTCTACTGTCTGGAAGAGCTGCCATTAGATCAGCTTACAAGAGGCAAAATATAACGGCTCGTATAGCTGGAGACGAAATATTAAACGGGCTAGTTACTAGGGTATCTTTTGCAGAAGGCTCCCTAAACGGAGAAGATACTGTAAACATAACAATTGAAGAAAGGAGGAGGTTAGATGATTACAGTTCAAAAACCTTTGCTAAATACATCCCAAGCCCTCATTTATTAGAAGACTTCTCTGAAAGCTATGATTTTACAAGATCAGATGCAGACTACTCTTACAATAGGAGTATATCTATAAAATATTCTCAAGATGCGGGAAATCAGTTTTTGAGAAATGCAAAAGCCTTCCTCACTAATTACTACTATGCTAATAGACCCAGCTTAGGATACTATGAAGATGGCATATCTGAAAATGCTAGATTCAATAAAAATTATAATGGGACTCTCAGCCAGACAATAGATTTAGTAAACTTATCTGTTGATCTACAAGAAAGTTTCGACTCTTCTTTTATTGTTGATTCAGAAAACGTTTCTAAAAAGATAACCACTTCTAACTCAGTTGATGAAAAAGGATACCTCACTAAAGTTATTAGTGTTGAGTTAACGTCATTAAAGCATCACTCTTCTAAAGTTTTGGAGGATGCTATAGGATTGACTATAGATAGTGTCATTTCCGATGAAGAAAGTCAGTTTGGAAAGCCATTCGCTATAGAAAAAGGCATAACAAAAGACTCTAGAAAAGCGTCACTATCTATTAGTTTCTCTACTGACCCAGAACTGTCTCAAGAAAATAGTATTTCTTATAATTGCACTAAAAATAAAACAGGTGCGTATTTAGAATATGATTTGAGTGTGAAATATTCAGCTAAAGACAAAAATTCACAAACAAGATATGATAGTGTTATAGCTTTGTGGACTTCCAACAAAGAGAACAATGAGACTAAAGTTGTAGGATTGTTTTCAGAAGCTACAGAAATATACGAGAAATCAAGATCTGCCACGATTGACAAACCAAAAGGATCGGTAACAGAAAATATAAAATACACTACAAATGATTCTTACGATTCTGGGCCTTTGCCGAAAGGGATTTTAAAATTTAACATTTCTATTCAAAAGAAAGATAAGGTGAAGAGAAATGAGGTGGTGTTAAGTGTAAAAGACCTAAAGCAAAAACTTGTTGTTTCTGATTTAAATGCATTAGGTTCGGCTACTGTGACTGCTACCACTACAGCAGACCCAGCATATGGGATTAATCATGGCAAAGACTTCTTAAATAGTAAAACTACGGAAATGAACGCAGCTTTAGAAGAAACAGAGTTCCACGGAACAAGCGATGTGATTACATCTAATTTAGTTGATGGAACAACAACTCGTGTAATAGAGTATATAATAGCTTAATATGGCGACTTCTATTACATACGGAAGCTACTCTTTCCCTGAGCCAATCCCCCTTTTTTCTGAAGAAGATGAGGCAGTTAAGCTTGGTGGATTATTAGATCATAGCACTATTAGGGTTAATATAGTGGGCTTTTTGACTGGTAGTGACTTGAGTGGTCTAGATTTGCAAAAAATGCAAATGGTCAGTGGCTTCCTTAATGAATATCAAGACCTAACAATAACCATTGAAAACGAGGCTAAAACTTGTCCTTGCTCCTTCATAGAAAGTATTGATTTTAATGAAAGCGACTCGACTACAGTCCTTCCGTATAGCTTAACTGCCTTATATTATTCTGGAGAAACGTTTTCAGAATATTTCGGCGTTACAGACCCACAGAACTCTTGGTCTTATGAAGAGGGGGATAATAAAATAATTACTGCAACCCACTCTGTTTCAGCCAAAGGATTAAAAGTTAATACTAAAGATCCTTTCGACAACGCTCGTGAGTTTGTTAGTGGGAAGGTTATTAATGGATTTGAAAATATAGCTTTATTCAATAGCGGAGATAACGCCTTCTTAACTTCTAGGACAGAAAACGTAGATAGAAAAGAAAATATTTATGGGGTTACAGAAGTTTACTCTTACTCCGCTGGAGACAGAGATAATTCTGACAGGTCTTACTCCGATAGTGGCGTTTTAAGCCTCTCTACGTCGATTTCATTTAGCAACAACTCTGAACTCTCTATCAGTGTTGATGGTAGCCTTCAGGGTAGTATAGACGCAAATACAGGGAGTCAAGTTGGTTTATTATCAACTGGTAATTTTACTCCAGAGCAAGCTACAGATGTAGCAACTAATGCGTTAGTTAATTCTTACTCTGATTATGAATCAGGCATTTATAGCTTTGTCCAAGGTGGCCCAACGGCGTTTAATTATGATTTAAATACTGGAGCGAACCTTCTTAATTTTTCTTTCACTTTCGCTGACCCAGACAAAGTTGATGTTATTAACAATAATGTTTTACACTCTTACGTATCTTCAATAAGTTTATCAAAAGATTCTTCAGTCTCTACAGTTCAACTTAATGGAAACTTAAAATATTTGGGATCTTTGTTTATTGACTCTACAGGGGAGTTTGAAAACAATGCTAGATTTCAAGCTGTGGAAACTGCTTTTGGGCAAGTTGATCAACAGGCAATAGCGACATCTGCTTTACAAAAATTTTCTGGTGTTGCTACTGGATATGAAATTAACTCATCTTATATAAATGAAGAGCCGCGAAGTTTATCTATATCAAAAAATCCTGTTGAAAATACCATCTCTTACAATTATAATTACTCTAACCAAGTAGATTTTTCGTCAGGAAATTTAAAAGATTTAACTTTAACTATACAGGATAAAAAGCCGCTTGCGGTTAATAATGTTCAAGAAACTATTGGAGGATTTAAGGCTTCTCAAATTATTTCACGAAGCTTAGGCAATTATTCCGTTTCAGCTAATTGTAGTAATGATGGAGCTAAATTACAAAACCTCAAAGAATTTACTTCTGGGTTATGTAGCGGTGATTTTGTCATAGAGGACTCTTATTCCACGGGCCAAAATACAATATCTTATAACTTATCCAAGTATTATTAATGAGTGAGAAAGCGTTAAATGCTATTTTATTGGATGGTCTTGGTTCAAACCAACGACTATCTGCTCTTTATGATTTTTTCGGGGCATCTGCCCTAAGCGTAGGGTTTGTGACTGGGCCAGATGGAAATGTTACTGGGTCATTTTCAAACTCAATTTATTCTAATCTACCTGCTTTGCACACTGGGTTCTTACTTGGAGCAACAGGTATTAATAACACAGCCGTTACAAATAAAGCTAGTGATATTTTAGCAGGAGATACATTAGACTTAACCTATGGTAATTTTCAAGTTCCTCTAGAGGGACTTGACGCTTCCAACATTTCTGCCATAATTGATTTTGAGTTTCAAGATGGAAATATTGATGATGGCGTTATACTTGGGTGTTTTGAAACTGGAGTTGATACTGTAGGAGGTAGTGAAGTAAGGAATTCACAAGGATATAACATTGGGGTTACTGACAGAGGACACTTATTTTGTCAAACGTATAGCAGTCTTGGTGATTCAATCGAGGTAATTAGTTCTATAGAATTATCCAAAAGAAATGTTATTGGAGTATCCTTGGGTGAAAGTTTCATCACTGTTAGCCATTTTGATTATTTTAACAGTTTGGTTCAAAGCGAAGATTTTCCTGTATCTAAAAATTTTATTACAAAAGATTCGAATACATCACTAAATTTTGGAGGGAGCGACACCTACTTTAGGGCAACCGATAATAAGACTGCAACTTTTAGTGGGGCATTGCATGGTTTAGCCATCTTCTCTGGATTTGTAGATCCATCATTTTTAAAAGAGTTGGGAGAGGGTCTTGTTGGTAATTATTTTCATAATGCTGCCGTTGAAACATCAGCAGAAAGAGTCACAGGTTATTCTGAGAACATTGTTTTCAAAACTGGAATTACAGGATACAATTATAACTCTACAGGGACATTAGAGATCATGACTGGAAGAGAAGAATTTACTGGTAGTATCTCACTGACTTCGTCAGAAAGTAAAGAAGAGGGCGAGCGCTTCTACAAGTATTATACTTTGAATAATGGCAGCGTTAAGACATTCTATAAAGAAGAATTGGGCAAACTTCATTCAAATTCTGGATATATTTATTATCCCACTGGGGAAGGCGCTTACGATACTTTAGGATTAAATGATATATCAGAATCAATAGAAACTTATGCGGAGTTTACTGGAATAACTCAAGATAGAATAACAATTGACTTATACGGGAAAACCCCTCTTACTGGCGTTTTGTCTGAGGTTAGTGGTGTAACTCAAACGCCTATACAAGAGTCTTATATTGCATCTGTAGAACCAGAATCCTCTGGAGCAATTTTATCATCAAGCTCTGATAGCTTTAAAAAGAATTATATTTATTATATGGGAGGTAAATCATGACATATAACTATATAATAGCTACTGGTGACACTACTATAACAGGTAGTCAGTTGAACATATCAGGTAAAAATCAAGATGCTTATTTTGGTGCAAACGTGCTTGAGAAAACGCATTTTAGATTAGATGGAGACGGGAAAGATAAAAAGTATCCCTTTAGTGTTGATATTAATGTCATCACTGGGGAGAAAACCTCTTTGATTTCACTTAATTCTCAAACCATGCTTGAAGCTACTGGTGTCACAATCACAAGCACCCGTAACAAAAATTATTATATACAATCAGCTACAGACTTGGGAGATTACATTATTGATTTAAATAATGGTGAAGGGGAAATTATGTTCGACCCAGTTTTAAACTTAGATCAGCAAGATGTCATTTATTATGACAAAAGAGATTTACTTTCTCACTTTTCCCAAGGCAAAACTAGCACATCAGCTGGGTCTTGGAATACAGAATTAGATAACATTCACGCTGCTATCGATGCTGGAGCTGTCTCATCTTCCAAGGCAGAATTGGAAGAGAATTATTTTTTATTTTTTAATGGGCAGAAGCTTAAAGATTTCACTTCAAATACAGAGTTAGATAGTGTTACTGGGGTTTTATTTGCTATCCCAAAGTTCACTAATGTTGACGAAATCACTGGAGTTGCAGATTCTTATGGGCCTAAATTTATAGAAAATCACGTTGATTTTTACATAAATGGAATGGAGCAAACCACCGAGGATTTTCTTCAAATTCATACTGGAGTGTATATGATAGAAACGGGTATAGATTCTTCTGTTTACTTGGTGAACCAACAAGTAGAAAATTATTAATTAAATGGCCTTAAACTCTCCAGAAACACTGACATCCTTGAATTTTAATTTTTCAAGCTCTGGAGGAGATCACTCAATGACCACTGAAAGCGTTATAAATGCCAAAGACTTAGCGCAGGATGGGAATAATCTTGGGACAATTATCGGTTCTGAGTCTGGACGAATCACTGCTTCTAATGGAAAGATTCAACAGGCAATCCAAAACTTTGTAGTTACTAAAGAGACTACTAGCAAAAATGGGACTTTAACAACAGTAAGCAGAGAATACGCTAATAGAACTTCACTTTTATTAAAATCTAATTGTTTTCTTGTCAGAGGAAGTCAAGGTCATCCTAGAGATGGGGAAGGAGAAATTACAGTGCCTTACTTTAGTGAATGCACAAATACCCCTGTAGACGTAAATCAAAGGTTCCCGAGAAGAGGCCCATCTTATAAAAATGGTATTGTAAGAATAGGGAATATTTATAATGAAGAAAGTTCTGTTGACTCAGATGGCGTTAAAACATCTTTAGTTTATCAAAACCAAATTCTTCAAGAAGATTTGTGTTATAATTTGACGACTGCAAATGCAGGTGGTGGCGTAAGCTCTTACTATATAGATAATCCAGATTACGCTAATTATGATTTACGTTTTGGATACACGTTGAACGAGGCAATACAAGGATTTGGGATGTGCGGGATCAAACTTGATGTTCCGAACTCCAATGCAAATGTGTTATTTGAGGAGTCTGGAACTTTAGACGCAATTGTTTCTAATATAGCTTCAAAATTTGGGTATTATTGGTTTATTGATCCGTTTACTAATGTAGTTAAGTTTATAAATTCTATCGCAGCATCAACCATAGCCATCACAAATCCATTAACACAATCCCAAGAGATACAAAAATCATACGTTGATGCTTCTTTTACAAAAGATAGGATGTCTCCCGTATTTGTTAATGCTTTTTCTGGTAATATAGAGAAACAAAAACAAACTTTTGAATATGATCAGGGAGAGAGGTTTACTAGATTTAGAAAACTTCCCGTTGATAAAGTTATAAACAAATTAAAAATTACGGAAAATTTGCTTAAATTGTATTATACGATGTGGCTCGCTGGAGCTTATAACAAGGACAATTTTGATGTTTTGGGGATTATCGCAACAAGACTATCCGAAACCATTACTTGGAAGGATCAGGAGTGGAATGGTAGTAGTGCAGTAAAGTCTTCAAGAGCGGGGGATATTTCAATACTGTTGAAGAACACTAGGATGATAGATGCCTTAAATAAAGATGGACAGATGGATCTCCGAAAAGCAAAATTTATATCTTTAGCAAACAAAACCAGTGTTGTAAAAATAGAAAGACCATCACAGGGGACAGCTTTTTCGAAAATAGACTTGGTTCTTAGATTACTACATAATACAATTTATGTTTCTAATTTTTATAGGCAGTATTCAGCGAGGAGGACAAATTGGGCAGGATCTGAAATGAGTATAAGTGGGCCTTTCCTTAAGACAACTAAAATCAAAGAGATCGAAGCTCTCGCTGATCTTCATGGTGCTCTTGGAGAAGGCAGAGACGAAATTACACTTGAGGAGATAATGGAATTTTCTGGCTCTACTGGGGGTGGAGACTATGGTTTTATTGGAATACTTAACGGATCGAACAGAGCTAGTCGAGGACTCGGCCTAGAAGATCTTAATTTTGGTCTATTTAATAATGGTGAATATCGATATGTTAATGCAGTTAATGAACATTTAGGATATACCGAAGAACTAAGTGATAAGATAAAAAGTATTATGGACGCATCTCCAAAAATATTTAATGATCAAGATAAAGAGGTGAGTGGACCAAGCACTGCAAAGGCTTACTTTACTAGATCAAAAAGGCCAACTGATGAGATAGCTGACGATGCAACGAGGGAAGAAGAAGAGGAGAGAGCTGAAAAACAGGCACAGCTTGATGCGGCAGCACAGAAGTTAGCTGAATTAGCTGAGAGATATGATATTAGATATTATAGCGTGAAAAATAACGGATCTACTGGTAACATTTATAGTCCAATTAGATTAGATATTAAGAGCGGTAAAATTGCAGATATAAAAGCATTGGAAAATAGCCAGTTATCCGCTATTCAATCCCTGCGGAATCCTACGTCTCAATCCAGTAGAACGATAGTCGGGATTAGTTTGCCTACTGCATTTCAACCAACGATATCTGGAATTTCTCTTAAGTTAGGTGGATCTGGAGTAACCACAACGATTGATGAATCTACTGTTAAGCTCCTTAGACCAGACGAACAATTGATTATTGACAGGAATTTAAATGCATTTTTGACGACTAGGAACCAGACTAATTTTAGAGCCTCTCAAAAGAATTTCTTAGGGCTTTAGTTTTCTAATAGCAGCTCTAATTTTGCGAACCTCTTTGACTGGTATTTCGTCAAAGTTATTCCAGTTTTGAGCATCTTTATTTTGATAAATCTCTTGCTTCCATAGAGAGCGCAAGGCTCCTTTTTTGAAGTCTTCGAAATTGTTACCCCCACCAGTATAGTCTTGCCAGTCTTGAAATAGTCTTGTGTGAGGGGAAAGAATGCTTCCTATAGTTTCATCGCCAGAAGATTCAACTGATTGAGAATTTACAGCTCCTTTTGATTTATCAATCTCATCAGCTCCCACGATGTGAATGTTTAGAAAATTACGAACACATCTCACAAAAGCTCTATTGCAAGCGATAGTTTCTAGGAACTTTGCTGCGAAAGAACCTGTATTTTGTAGTGTCGCATTTGCGACATCTTGGTAAACAACGCCGCATCCCCCAGCTCCTCTATTCTCATAATTAGGTAACCAAATGATTTCACAGCTTGCAATTGCGTAAGTATCACTTAAGTGATCAGTCTTGAAAGAAACGCTCTCAAAACCTCTAAGGCGAGCAAGCTCTTTAATACCACCCAGCATGATTAAAAGTTGTTTGTCATCCAAGCCCTCTGGTGAAGTAGGAACATCCTTTTTGCGAGCTTCAAACCAATCTTTATTTGGGTAGAGAAACTCTGGCTTAATCATGGCTCTCCAATTTACAGAGCCGTCCTCATTAAATTCGTATTCTGCATTTTCTAAAAGTCCGTGCTCATTACGTTTGTAAAGATCGGGTCCATAAATCTTTTTATCACTCATTTCAATCAGTATAAAGCATAAGTTTATCCAAGTCAATGAAAATATCGTCTAAATTCTCTTTGTTATTTGCCTCAAAAAGAGAGTGATATGCTTGCCCATTTTTAAAATAAATTGTATAAGATTTTATCTTCAAGTCCTCTTTTGGGAGTTCGACCATTTTTTTTGCTTCCTCTACTTTTTTAGAGTCGTTGATAAAAGAGATTTGATTATCGAAAAACTTATACCTTTCTTCATTAATCGTTTTCTCATTTGTGCAAAATAAACGTAAAGTTACACCTTTCTTTTTCGCTCTTTCGATAAACCCTGAGTCAAATCGATCACAGAAATAGTTAATGCAATTGATATTTTTTTGACTTAAAATTTTATCGCCTAATGGCTTATTTGTTACAATAGAAATATTATTATTTTCAAATAAGTGAAGAGTATTTTCTTCATCATGATGCAAGTCAAACCTAAGAACTGTTTGCTTGGAGGATACCCCATATTTCTTATCTGGTATAATATGGATAAATTGTTCCTTATATTTATTGCCAATAAAAATTGTTTTTCTAGAACTCTTATTTTTGCGTAACTTTTTTAGAATAGCGTTGGCTATTTCCTCTGGTTTAATCAAGTTGACTTGCTTAGGCTCCTCTTTTAAAGAGTAAGATGGTTTTTTGCCGTTCCTATGAGATTGAATTATTGTGTGGTTCTTTTTTGAACCCCAGACTGGACTGCAAGTAGAGGCATAGGTGTGTGCATATATCGCAACAATAGGTTTATCAAAAGAGGAAGCAATATGAACTGGCAAACTATCTATGCCAACATGCATAAGACCATTCTTAATAATATAAGCAGATTGCTTGATGCTGGTAGTAGCAAGAAACTTGGTAACATTTTTTATTTTTGGTTCTTCCCCAGAACCTATTTGAATAAACTTAATATCTGGAGCTTGCTCCTTAACTAAGCAAATAACCTCTTCCCAATAATCGTATTCTTTGGATTGAACTTTATTATCATTATGAATGGTGATATAATTATCTTCAAGAAGAGGAAAAAAATGAGGTTTAAAATGAGGTTGACCAATTTTAACTCCCAAATCTTTTGCGTAAACTTCTACTAAGTGGCTCATCTTAATTTAAATTGAGTTTTATCTTTCCCATTGTGGTTATAGCTGTATGTTTTCTGCGTCATACAGTGAGGGAGAAAAGCTATATCAAAAAGACCCTGATGATCCCCCCTGCCTTCAAGAACATGCAAGTCTTCAAATGAGTTTGAATAAGGGATAACTTTATGAACAAAAGGATTATCGTTAATAAGGTCGTAAAATTCTGGCTGGGTGACAAAGAATATCTTCTTGTCTGGATAGAGACTATGAAGGTTCTCCATAAGAGAGTTAGCCATTAAGACATCACCCGCCGATCTAGGAAGCACTACGGCAATTCGATCTTTAAGTGGGGTGTCTTTTAAGAAATCCTCTACTGAGATACTAGGCTTCTTGTCCTCCTTTTTCTCTTCATCCTTTGCTCTTATTTCAACCGACTTAATGCAGTGTTTTAATTTATTTATAGTGTTATGGACTGAGAATTTTTCTTTAACATATCGTTTACCCGTTTCTACGAGTTTAGATTTAGACTGTCCCTCCATTTCATAAACCTGTTTTAGCCTCTCACAAATGCTGTCTGGACATGTTGTAGCTTTGATAAATTGAGTGCTTGGTTCCCTATATTCATTCCAAGATAGAGGTAGTCCACCTTGATGCTCATATGCAGAATCAGTTCCACAAGAGTAGTCTGTAACCAGAGTGATTAGTCCAGCAGCCTTAGCCTCTTGAATTGGTAGCTCCTGACCTCCACTTGTGAATGGGTGACAGTAAACATCCATCATGTTATATAGCTCGTTTAGCTCCTTCTCTCCTACTCCCTTCCCGCTATTCTTCGTTTTTAAAGATTTCTTAGAACCGCATGAAGGACAGTCTTTATCTTCTCCAGAATATGGTCGAACAAAGTAATCATCACACTTGTGGCATACATAAGTTGCCAATACGCTTCCGTCTTCAAGATCTTTTTCTTTCAGGTATTTTGGGATATCCCATCCATGATCTTTTTCTCCCCAGTCCGTATGTAAGAGGAGCTTTGCAGATACCTTTGGGTTTTTATCTTTAAATTTTTTAAATCCTTCCAATAGATTCGGGACAGACTTTCTTAGTTGGTTTTTGAATACAAACCCAATTACAAAATCGTCTTCAAGACCGTGGAGTTTTCGTAACTCTTTTCTGTTATCCAGAGGCTTAAAGTGACTGTAGTCTACAGCTCCGTGAACAGTCTCCACTGTCTCATGACCAAGCTCTTTCATTGCCTTTTCAGCGAAGCTAGCCCAAACCAACATTTTGTCACATTTTGGTTCCATTTCGATAGCTTGATCTAAAATAGGTAAGCTATCTAAAGTTGTCCAAATGATTTTTTTTGTTTTATTCCACCAAGGTTTATTTTCATATTCCCTGAAAGCCCAGACATCTTCGATCCCCAAAAATACATCTGGTTTTACTTTTTCTACGATCTCATCAATTACATAAAATCCATATTGCGCGGCTCTTTTTTTAGATGGTTCTTTTTCTATAGCACTAAGGATCTTGGGATTAGAAGGATAAGTTCCGTAGGACTCCCAAGGGGTGCTTATATCCCTACCATAAGGAACTCCGTTGGCAGCTTCTACGACTTCAATATCTGGATCATTATAAAGAGCGAGGAGAATATTTTTCATATTCTTCCCGAAACCCGTTACCATACGGGAGTAATTAGACTGAACTAAGACTTTGATTTTAGAATGGGACATCGTCATCGTCGTCCTCAACTACGGACGCTTTAGGAGTGGATTTTTGGTAAGTTTTTTTGGGCTGATCCTGCTTATAAGCTTCTGATTTAGCAGTTAAACTATCTTTGATGTAGCCTTCAAGCAAAACAGCTAGGCATTCAGCCTCTCCAGCTTCGATTGGAAGTTTAAAGAATTGAGAAGAATTTTTTGTAACTGTCAGACCCCAAGCTGGTGATTTAAAGGTTTCTTGGCCATCTTTGTTTTTGATGATACGGTTTTTATCCCAAGGGGTGAATTTAATGATTGTTGTCTTTTCTTCTGTTTTGTGAAAACCTAAGAATGGAATCCTAGTTTTCATTGAGGACAAGAACTCTCCAGCTTCAATGTCTGTGAGCTTAATTGTAGTAGATTTATCTGGATTCTTGGCGTTCTCCTTAAAAGAACCCGTTTTACGTTCATTATTCCAGCTATGCTGAAGAATCATGGAGACAAAAAGAACTGGATTACCGTTTCTGTCTTTAGTGCAGTCAAAGGTGAATGCTGATCCAGTATTTTTAGCATTAGGCTTATAAAGTGTAAATTTCATAGAAAAAGTGTATTCTTATTTAGATAATCTATTGTAACATGGCATTTACTAAAATTCAACCACAACAATTACAATTACCTACTTTTACGAGTCCTAGTGGTGATTTTTCATTTACTGACCTTTCAACTGGGATTCAGATTAACCTAGACAGGGAACTTGGTGGGGTGGTAAACTTCACTCATGGTGCTACAGTTAATACTAGACCGATTATAACTACAGCATCTACTAATTCTATTGCTGATGATTGTTTTGTTTTAGGGGGGTCAGATAACGAGGTTACGGGGCTAAATAATGTCATTATTAATGGTGAGAATAACACCAATGTGTCTGGAAACTTTAATACCCTCTTAAATGGGACTCAGGCGAATTTTGGAGCTTCTGGTCAAAAAAATACAATTATAGCAGGAAGATTAGCGGCTTTCGCTGATCAGACCACTGGAGCTGTTATATTAGCAGACCATGAAGGATCTACCACCAATAGCACCAATCACTCTTTGTTAGTTTCTTTCAAGAGTGGAATGACTTTCCAAGACGGTGAGGTCTCCTTTAATAATAATATCGTTCATTTTACTGGTAGTTCGTCGCAAATACATGCGAAAAATTTATCAATAGAAACTAGTCTAATTTTGACCGACTCTTCAGAAGCGGCTTCTCAAGCTTATGTTGATGAAAGGGTTGGATTTTCGCTAACAGAATCTGTGGATAATAACTTGACTAGTAAGCTTGAAGGTGCTGATTATTCATATATCAATGGTGTAACCAATCTAGAAAATGTTTTAACTGGGACTTCGGCTGGAGTATCAGATGTATTTACTGGTCATGTATTGACTGGAACCAGTGTAGCTTATTTTGTTTTGCAAGGAGCTAATTTCACAGGGGCTTTACAGTTCTCAGGTGATGCTTTTAGAGCGGTTTAATCAAGATCAATTTTAATCTTAGAAGTTTCAATAGTCTTCTTTTTATCAGAAATGTGCTTTTTGCCCACTTTCTTTTCGTAGTCATCAAAAGCCTTTCTTTTGACTGGATCTTCTCCACCGTTAGCTTCTGCCCTTTTCGCAGATAATTCCGAGGAGTAGTCTAGAACATCGCCCACAGTTCCTTTCATCTTGCCAGTTTTCTCTACAAATCCGTTGTGATTCCAAGCATCATCTTTTGTATCAATAGTTGCGTTGGGGATTGTGAAAATTCTCTTCCATTTCAGCCCAGAATCGTCAGTATATACATGTTCTTCATTCATGGTTTGAACGATTTCCTTGTATTCTTCGGTTTCTGGGTGTTTAAAAATATAAATAGGCATTTAATAAATTTTTTCTAGGATTTTTTCAACGGTCTTTGCGTATGTAAACTCCTCTTGAAGCTTTAGCCCTTCGGTATTTTCAGATTTAGCAAACTGAACGGATTGATCCAAAGCATTAGAGATGCCATCTTGGTGAAGTCGGTAATACTCTCCTTGATTGTATTTATGACCTTTGATGAAAAAGGCATTATCATAACAAGGTTGTTTTCCTACTGGATCTACAAGGATAGCGTTATCCTTAGTGGCCCAATCTTTATGTGAAGAGCAATTACTCACAATGGACCACTTACCTAGAGCGGTTGCATTAAATGCGGGTAGATTCCATCCTTCTCCATTAGATAAGCCAGAAATATCGATATCAATTGAATTGATTAGGTCGTTAACTTCACTGTTTGTTTTAAGTCGAGGTAGGAAGTTAATATTAGAATACTTTTGATTATTCATCGCTTGAGCAATCGCTTGATTCATTTGTTCTTCCTTTAAGAACGGGTTTCCAATTAAGCAGGTTAGTTGGTATCTTGGATTATTGCCAAATTTATTTGACCATAGCTGGATGAGAGCTTGGGTGTTTTTTCTTCTTTCCATTTTCCCAATAAGGCCGAAGTGAATCACATCATCACCAAGGTATTCTTTATCTATTTTGTGAAAATCTGTATCAAAACCAAGCGGGACATAGGACACATTGCCACAACCCTTATCCTTAAATGATTGAGCAGCTTCAGAACAAGAAAAGAAAACGTGATTCTGAGCTTTTACAATACTAACCTCCTCTTCTGTAGGAGAGTCCACTTCATAAAAAGTGTATAAAAATTGATTATCTCCGATCTTTTTTTCTGACCCGTTAATATGCCAAACTTTTAGGGTGGGGGTTGACCTATCTAAACGACTTACTGCTTTGTCTGCATTTTCATTTATGTAGTCTTGATCTTCTTTCGGTAACTTGTCAAAGGCCGAGAAGTCTAAATTACCCATTGGAAATATATTGAGATCTATATTTTTTTTCTTTAATTCCCTAAGAAAATTTAAAGAAACATTGCCTAAGCTTAGAGAATTGAACGGAGCGTCGAAATTGAGTTTATGCATTTTTTTTAAATTGTTTTTTAAATTCTTTTAACGTTCGGTCATGAATGTTTATGCAGCCCTGAGCAGAAACGCCAACTTGTTCTCCAATATTTTTCCAAGTTTGAAGTTTACCTTTTTCTCCTCCAAAGTAGCGTTCTTTAAAAATAGTTTTTACTCTTTCATCACGATGACCATTTATAAGTTCGACAATTGAAAACATGCTTTCTTTAATTTCGCAACTTTCATCTGGGTGCAAGTCGTCAGACTCTTTGGAGTAATCGATTGAGTCGAATGGCAACATGATTTTGCCGTTTTTCCTTGCTGTTTTTTTGCTCAAACAGAGATATTTTGCTTTGTTGCCAACATGAGTGGAAAACTTAGCTTTGTTTTCGTCATAATCTAAGGCTGCTTTGTAAATTATGTAATCTTTTTCATCAATTATGTCAACAACGTCATTTGAAGGTAGGGATTTTGATGCGTATCTCCTCACCATATCAACATAAATTCCTGAATGCCTCTCTATCAGCAAACCTAAAGCTTCTTCATGGTCACTCTGTTTAACTAAATCAGTTAATTCAGGATCTGTTGAGTCATAATCCATAATTTAATACGAATATACTCTCATTAAGTCAATAAATGTCAAGTAAAATTTTTTTCTTGACGGATTTTTTATTTTCAGTATAATAGACGTATTGGAGCCGAAGTAGCAAGGATACGAACCTTTACAGTGCAGTTAGGATTCGTTGTTAGGATTCGTATTCTATTAATACTCACTACGTTCGCATTAATAGAATGGCTTCGCCAGATTTTTTCATTTTTTCCTTGCCCATTAAGCCCATTCGTGTAAATAGATGAGACATGATTTTTGAAGAACAAATATCGAGAAAGCCTGACCATTATCCTTGGGCAGGAGAGTTTATTGAGGCAATGCATAATGGGTTCTGGACTGACAATGAATTCAGCTTCGCTTCCGATATTCAGGACTTCAATGTGGTGCTTGGAGATAGGGACAAAGAGATAATCGTTAGAACACTTTCTGCCATCGGGCAGATCGAAGTTGCTGTTAAAAAGTTCTGGAGTAAGTTGGGAGACAATTTGCCGCACCCATCATTGAGTGACTTGGGATTTGTTATGGCGAACGTTGAAGTTATTCACAATAATGCTTATGAGAGGTTGCTTGAGGTTTTGGGTTTGGAAGATGTATTTGAGGAGAATCTGAAGCTAGACTTTATTGAAGGACGGGTAAATTATTTAAGGAAATATACTCATAAATTTTACAAGAATAGCAAGAAGCAATATGTTTACGCTTTAATACTATTCACCCTCTTTGTAGAGAACGTGTCTTTGTTTTCTCAATTTTATGTAATAAACTGGTTTGCTCGAAATAAAAATGTTCTGAAGGATACTGATCAACAGGTCAAATACACACGGAATGAAGAGAATGTTCACGCTCTTGTTGGGATGAAGATCATTAACACTATTCGCGAAGAACATCCTGAGCTTTTCGACGAGGAATTAGAGCAGCGAATTCTCGACGAGGCTCAACAAGCATTCAATGCTGAGAGTAAGATTGTTGATTGGATGATTAATGGAATCCGAGAGAAAGGACTCAACGCTGTCGTTCTAAAAGAATTCATTAAGAATAGGATAAATGATTCTCTAAAAAGAATTGGCTTCAAACAAGCTTTTGATGTTGACAAAAACCTGCTGAAAGATACCATCTGGTTTGAAGAGGAGTTGCTTGGCAATAATGCCACCGACTTCTTTTATGCTCGACCAGTTGAGTATTCAAAAAATTCGCAGACGTTCAACGCAGAGGACTTGTTCTAAATGACAGATTACTATTGGCTAAATGATGACTCAAGGTTATTTCTTGAGAGGGGCTATCTAAAGAAAGGCGAAACTCCAGAGCGTAGAATCCGTGATATCGCAGAGACTGCTGAAGCGTATCTCGGTATAGACGGGTTTGCTGACAAGTTTGAGGGTTATATGAAGCAGGGATTTTATTCCTTAGCTTCCCCTGTTTGGTCTAATTTTGGTCGTGATCGAGGTTTACCTATATCTTGTAATGGAGTTTATGTTCCCGACAGAATGGATGGTATTTTAGCTAAACAGTCTGAGGTTGGAATGCAGACTAAGCATGGGTCAGGGACTTCTGCTTACTTTGGTGATCTTCGCGAGCGTGGAGCACCAATTAATTCTGGTGGTGAATCATCTGGGGCAGTCCATTTTATGGAACTGTTCGACAAGGTTGCTGCTGTTGTTTCTCAAGGGAATGTTCGTCGTGGTTCTTTTGCAGCTTACCTACCTATTGAGCACCCTGATGTGAAAGAGTTTCTTCGTATTAAGAGTGAGGGCAATGCAATCCAAGATATGTCTTTCGCTGTCACTGTGACTGATGGTTGGATGCAAAGTATGATTGATGGCGATCCAGAAAAGCGTCAGCTTTGGGCTTCTGTAATTAGAAAGCGCTTTGAGACTGGATATCCGTATATTTTTTTCCAAGATACAGCAAATAATAATGCCCCCGACTGCTATAAAGACAAAGACATGAAGATTTATGCTTCAAACCTTTGTAATGAGATCAGCTTGCCGTCCAAAGAAGATGAGTCTTTCGTTTGCTGTTTGTCTTCTTTGAATCTAGTTAGATGGGATGATATTGTAAAAACGGACGCTATTGAGACATTAGTTGCATTTCTTGATGCAGTAATGGAAGAATATATCCTAAAAACCAGCAATATTCCGTTCATGGAGTCCTCCCACAACTTTGCCAAGCGTCACAGGGCTTTGGGGATGGGGGTTCTTGGTTGGCACTCTTACCTACAAAGCAAGATGATTGGCTTTGAAAGTATGGAAGCTAAAATGGAGAATAGCTCTATTTGGAAGACTATCCGTAATCGTGCAGATGAAGCTACAGAAGAATTGGCTCTATCTTTAGGACAACCTATGTATTGTGAAGGATATGGCCGTCGAAATACCACAACCCTAGCTATCGCTCCAACTACAAGCAGCTCGTTTATCTTGGGTCAGGTTTCTCCGTCTATCGAACCTCTAAATGGCAATTATTTCACCAAAAATCTAGCTAAAGGAAAATTCACATTCAAAAACCCTTACCTCAAAAAACTTCTATCTGAAAAAGGTCAGGATAACCAAGACACTTGGATGAGTATCCTTGAAACTGGTGGCTCTGTTCAGCACTTACTCTTCCTCACGGACAAAGAAAAAGAAGTGTTCAAAACATTTGGGGAAATTAGCCAAAAAGAAATTGTTATTCAAGCAGTCCAAAGGCAAAAGTATATTGACCAAGGACAATCCCTGAATATCATGGTCGCCCCAAAAGCTCCTGCCAAAGAGGTTAATCAGCTTTTAATTTATGGATGGCAGAATGGCATTAAAGGCTTTTATTACCAGAGAAGTGCTAATCCTAGCCAAGAATTAGCAAGGTCTATGATGGAATGTAAGTCTTGTGAGGGGTAGAATTCCCCAAGTTTTGGTTTTGTGTATATACATGCACTATGACCGAACCAGAAATTAATTTTACAGACGAGGTAGAACTCGACGAAACAATAGCATTTATACTAGATCGTATTGACGAAGCTCAATTAGAAGAGGATTGATTTAGTATATCTCTATTGTCTGAGAATTTCCAGCACCCAAATGGGGCTAGAAAAACAAAACTAACTAAAAATAGTAGTATGACAATGATGATAAACAAAATGTTGGCTCCCTTGGTTTTCGAGGGAGATATCTTTAAACGTATGCAGTTATTAGCTAACGAAGCTAATGCTCCACTGTATTCAGGCTCAGAGCCTTACGATGCTTACAAAGACAAGGATGGTAATTTTATTCTTGAGTTTGCATTAGTCGGATTAGATCAGGAAGATATTTCCGTATCTGTATCTGGACAGACCTTGAAGATTGAGGCGGGATCTCAGCAAAAAGACGATGATGCTGAATTCTACCATAAAAAAATATCTCGACGATCTGTCAAGAAGCACTTTACCTTGCATCAGAACGTTGATAAGGACTCCATTCAGGCAGAATATAAAAATGGCCTACTGAGAGTCAAAATACCTCTTGAGAAAGAGGAGAAAAAAGACATAATGATTGAAGTTAAGTAAAACTTTGAAGTGACTTATATCGCTCCTTCTAGGTTGTGCTTACCTAGAAGGAGTTTTTTATGATCACTTACGGAATAACAGTTGCAGACGAGTTTTTTGAATTTAAAAGATTAATTAATTCACTTGAGCCTTATATTCTTCCAAATGAAGAAATTGTCATCTTGGCAGACAAAAACAAAGTAACCAAAGAGATTGAAGAGTTTTGTGAGCTTTGCGGGTTAAAAGTAAACTACTTTGACTTTCAGAAAGATTTTTCTGAGTTTAAGAACACATTATTTGATCTATCTACAAAGCGTTATTTGATGCAGATAGATGCAGATGAACAGATACCTCCTTCTCTAATAAATGCTTTGAGGGAGGTCGCCAAAGAGGGGAACTTTGACATGCTTTGGATTCCAAGAATTAACGTTGTTCGCGGGGCGACAGGAGAGCATATCAAAAAATACAACTGGAAAATAGACGATATGGGTTGGGAAGGATTTCCTGATTTTCAATCTCGCTTTGCTTCTACCAAAGGTCATATTAGGTGGCAGAATAAAGTCCATGAAGTTTTAGCTGGAGGGAATGATCAAGGTAAACTTTATCTCAATCCTATTGAAAATTTCTGTATCCTTCACGTTAAGGATATTCAAAAACAAGAAAAACAAAATGACCTCTACGATACAATCTGAAATATTGGTTAGAGCAGAAGGGGGCTTGGGAGATTGTTTGCTTTCTAATAGATTTATTCCAGCGATTAGAGAATACCACTCTGATTGCCATATTACTTTTGCTTTCGATAATGACAGAGGAGAAACCTATCAACTAGATGTTTTGCGGGATTTTTACCCAAGCATGTCTGACAGGTATTGTTTGTGGAGTGAGGTTGATAAAAATAATTACGATTTCTTTTATGATCTCCATATCGATAAAATGGAATGGACTACTTATGATTTTGATTGGTTGAGCCGTTTCTATTATTTTCCCAAACTAGAGCTAGCAATTGAAAAAGGAGACTATGTCTGCTTGCACTTGACTCATAATTTATGGGAACCAAAAAACCTTAAAAAAGATTATGTAACTCAGTTAGTGAACTGCCTACATGAGACAGGAAACAAACTTGTAGCTATTTGCACAGAAAAGGAAAAAGAGCGTTACTCTGATGTTTTGGACAAAGTGCAAATAGTTTGTTCTAGTATTCAAGATGCATGTATTACAGTAATGTCAGCCAAGGCTTTTGTAACTATTGATTCTGGTTTCAAGTATATAGCTTATGCGAATGGAGTTCCTACAATAGAAACTGCTGACTACTATTCACAAGTGGGAGCAACTAATCCAATGATTAAAGCTAGGTGGTTGCCATTCCAAGAGAGAGGCTTACCCCTTTACTCTGATCCTCAATATTTTTCAGTCGGCTTAAAAAATGTTTTAGAAAATAAAATTTCTTCAATATTTCCATATAACAATTCAAACAAGAAAGTCTTCAAATTATGATCGTTTCAACTTCAAGAGGTCTCTATGACTTGAAAGAAAAAAAATTCATTATAGAAGATAATGGCCCATATTTTGGCGTAGCTAAAGATAGCAATAATTGTATCTACGCAGCTAGAAGGGGGACAAGCGATGTAATAATTTTAGATGAAAATTATAAAAAAGTTGGCGTAATTAATACTCCAACTTGCGTGGATGCACACGGCTTAGAAATTTATAATAATAAAATTTACATTTTATCGACAAAGAGTAATGATATTATTCAAGCCGATTTGCAATCAATGGAGGTAGAAAAAATTTTTAGAAATACTGTGGGTGATAAAAATCCACATATGAATAGTGTTGAAAAAATTGGCGATCTTTTATTTATAATGTCTCATAGGGATAACTCTACGAACTCGTCTTGTATTCATTTGTTTAGTCCTGAAATAAATAGAGCATTCAGATTTTTTAATGATCTTGGCGAGCACTGTCATACAATCAAATATTACAATAGCACTTTCTGGTATTGCGACTCTTTTAACTCTAGAGTTGCCTCTGTTGACGGAGACAGCATTGAGATTGATTCAAGTCAGCTAGTTAGGGGGATGGCATTGCAAGATAACAAGCTTTATGTTGGTTTATCTGAAAAAGCTTCAAGAGCAGATCGGCATGACAGCGTTGATGGGGAGGTAGTGGTTTTTGACTTTAAATCAAAAAAATATATCGAAAGCATAAAAATTAAAAACTGTGGGCAAGTAAATGAAATCCTATTACATTAACCTTGAATCTAGAAAAGACAGGCTGGAAAGTTTTTCAAGTGAGTTTAAAAAAATTCGAAGTTTATTCGTCGATGGTTGCGATAGAATAGAAGCTATAAAATTTAGTGAAGATAATGTTTCTTATAATAAAGCTGCCTGTTCCGCTTCCCATGCTAAAGCAATCAGAAAAGCAATACAACATGGCTCTACCAAATTCACTATTTTTGAAGATGATGTAGTTTTTGACGAATCAAAAACAGAAGATTTTATTATATCTCACGATTCTCTGCCAGAAAATTTTGATTTATTTTATTGGGGTTGTGTTTTACAAAAAAGCGGTTCCGTCTACATCCCAGATAAAAACAAGAGAGGTGCAGAAAATCATTCAGACACTTTGTATAAAGTGAATTCTGCGGGTTCTGCTCATGCAATTACTTATTCTTTAGAGTTTGCTAAATTTTTGGATGAAAATCTTTTTCCTAAAAGCTATGATATGACATCATGGGTTGAATGGCAAAAAGAGAACATTTGTTATGATCATTGGTTGAAGTTTCAAGGTTTTAATTTTAATTTTTTTAGCCCAAAATTTATCTATGCATCTCAATATGATAATCATTCAGATATAGATGGAAAATTTTCTAATAGAGATGTTGTAATTAAAAATTCATTTTTAGATATTTAGTATGATTACTTGTTTAGATATTTCGAATAGAGCTATTGGAAACGCTCTTTTTAATTATTATTTCTTACTTACGGTTGCAGATAAGACTGGTTATAAGCCTATTTATCCAGTTTCTCAAGAGTTTATGCATCACTCTGGCCAAAGGATACAACAATTACAATCTGGCTTTAATATTGATATAGATAAGATGCCAGTAGATGAGATTAGCAAGCATTTGAAGTATATTTACAGAGAACATCAGGATAATGTTTTCGATGAAGATGTTTTCAATATCAAAGATGACACTAATTTTACTGGGTATTTTCAGAATCGAAGATTCTTTAATTTGGACGATAAAAAAAATATTGAATTCAAGGACTCCATAATTGAACAATCACTTTTAGTTCTAGAAAAACTTGGAGTAGAAGCTAAAGATTTTGTTTCTATTCATGTGAGGAGGGGAGATTATCTAAAAATAGACCAGCACCCCGTTCAAACAATGGACTATTATAATAAAGCTGTCGATCAATTCCCAAATCGTAAATTTTTGGTATTTTCTGATGACTATGAATGGATTAAAGACAATTTCGATTCAGAAAGATTTGTATGTTTCCCAACTCAAGAGGATGCGTTCATAGATTTGTATTGCATGTCGGCTTGTTCTGACAATATAATAGCGAATTCTACATTCTCTTGGTGGGGGGCTTTTTTAAATAAAAATGTGGACAAGACAATTGTTTACCCTGATAATTGGTTTAAGAGCAAAAGTGCGGAAATATTCCCAGAGGACTGGGTAAGGATATGAAAAAAATAAAAAATAAAAATGGGGATGTATTGCACATCATCTATAGATTATCAGAACTAGAAGACCTAGATTTTAGAGAGGATATTTCGGATGAGTCTGAATTCCTGCAACTTGCCGCAATTAAAATCCCAGATAACCATAAATTTCGGGGACACAAACACCTAACTCTTCCTAGAGAAACAAACATCACCCAAGAATGTTGGGTGGTTGTTAAAGGTAAAGTCAAAACATTCCATTATGATGAAGACGATAATCTCTTAGAAGAAAACATTTTGGAGGTTGGTGACGCGACTATAACTTTCAGAGGAGGTCATAATTATCAGGCTCTTGAAGAAGGTGCGCTAGTTTACGAAATAAAAACTGGCCCTTATATGGGGCAAGCAAAAGATAAAACATTTATTAATGATTAAGTTAAATTTAGGCTGCGGCCCTACCAACTTTGGAGATGAATGGATTCATATTGATTCTGGTGACTACGATCACTTGGATTTGAAATTTAACTCTATTACTAATTTACGTTGGGAATCAAATTCTGTAGATGTTATTTATGCTTCTCACGTTTTAGAATATTTCGATAGACAAGAAGCTTTAGAGATTTTATCCGAATGGAAAAGGGTTCTTAAAAAAGGGGGGACTCTTCGATTAGCTGTTCCAGATTTTGATGTGATGTCTAGGCTGTATCAAGATGGAGAGTATCCATTAGATAGATTTCTTGGGCCTTTGTATGGCAAGATGGTAATGTCAGATAAAATAATTTATCACAAGACAGTCTACGACTTTGATTCAATAAGTAAGATTCTTAGTGAGGAAATTGGATTTAATTCTGTTAAGCGTTATAATTGGAGGGATACGGATCATTCTCATATTGATGATTGCTCTCAAGCGTATTTGCCCCATATGGACAAAGATAATGGAACCTTAATAAGTTTAAATGTAGAATGTAAAAAATGGACAAGTTAACGAAAAATTTAATAAAAGATCTTATTGGCAAGAATGATCCTATCATATTGGAGGTTGGGTCTTATGATGGTGAAGATAGTCTTGAAATGTTAAAGTTAATGCCTCAAGCGGAAATTTATGCCTTTGAAGCTGATCCGACATCAATTCAACATTTTAAAGATTTAGATCATCCAGAAAAAATTGTTTTAGTAGAAAAGGCGGTAGGTAAAGAAGATGGTTATATTGATTGGTATCCTAGCCAAACCAATAACGGGGAACGTTGGTCTTTATCAAGCTCTCTTAAAAAACCATTAAATCATTTGAGAAACTACCCAACTGTTTCATTTAAAACAGATCCAGATAAAGTAGAGTGTGTTAAATTAGACTCTTGGTCTCAAGAAAATATTGGAGAAAGTATTATAGATTTTATCTGGTGTGATGTGAATGGAGCGGAAGAAGAAATGATTCTGGGGGCTATCGAAACCCTTCAAAACAAAACAAGATACTTTTACACAGAGTGTTTTGATACAGAACTTTGGGAAGGGCAAGTAAATACCAAATGGATTCTTGAAACTTTAGATAATTTTGAGTTTCTTGGAAAGTATGGCCACAATATTCTTCTTAAAAATAAAACCTTAGAATGAAGCAAGTAAAAGACTTTGAGGATAAGGTGGCTAAGTTTTTCGGAGCTAAGTATGCTGTAGCTGTAGATAGCTGCACACATGGCTTGGAACTTTGTTTGAGAATGCAAAACATTAAAGAGCTTTGCGTTCCTAAGAGAACATATATTTCAGTTCCTTTTTTAGCAAATAAATTAGGTATTCCACTCAAATGGAAGGAAGAGTCATGGCAAGATTACTATTTTATTGAAGGGACAAATATTGCTGATGCAGCAGTTCTTTGGCGCAAGGGTAGTTATGTCCCAAATACATTTATGTGTTTGAGCTTCCAATTTCAAAAACATCTTAGTCTTGGGAGAGGTGGTATGATTCTAACCGACAACAAACAAGCCTCCGAAGATTTAAAGAAAATGTCTTATGATGGGAGGTTGCCAGATGTCCCTTGGAGAGATCAGGACATATCTAGTTTTGGGTATCATTATTACATGACCCCAGAGACAGCTCAAATAGGGTTAGATAAATTAGAGGACGCTATTAATACTAAACCCAAAAAATGGGTTATAAATGATTGGCCAGACTTGACAAAGATGAAAGTTTTTCTATAATAAGGCATGAAGAAAAAAGCTCTTATTACTGGCATCTCAGGTCAAGACGGAAGTTACTTGGCAGAGTTACTCTTAGAAAAAGATTACGAAGTTTATGGATTTATTAGGCGGCATTCTCTAGCTAGCACTCAAGAAACTAGGGTTGATCATCTAGTCAGCAAAGGTCTAGTTAAAACTGATTATGCTGATCTTTTAGATAATTCCTCTATAAATCGTTTGATGGGTCTTATTCGACCAGATGAGATTTACAATCTTGCAGCTCAAAGCCACGTTAGAGTCAGCTTTGATGTTCCTCAATTTACTTTGCAAACAAATATGATAGGAACTCTGAACATGCTTGAAGCATATCGTTTCTGTTGCCCAGAAGCTAAATTTTATCAAGCGAGTTCTTCTGAGATGTTCGGTAATGAGATCGATGAAGATGGGTTTCAAAGAGAAACTACTCAAATGAAGCCTGTTAGTCCTTATGGGTGTTCTAAGTTAGCTGCTCATTGTATCGTAAGAAATTATCGTAATTCTTATAATTTGTTTGCTTCTAACGGCATTTTATTTAATCACGAGTCCCCTCGTAGGGGAGAAAACTTTGTTACCGCAAAAATAGCTAAAGCTGTAGCAGCAATCCACTTGGGATTACAGGAGGATTTGGTTCTAGGAAATTTGGAATCTTATAGGGACTGGGGTCATTCTAAAGATTATGTAAAAGCAATGCATGCTATTTTGCAGCACCACGAACCAGAAGATTTTGTTATTTCTTCAATGCAGACTCATTCTGTTAGGGATTTTTGCGAGGAAGCATTTGGTTTTGTTGATCTAGATTACAAGGATTTTGTTAAGAGCGATCCGAAGTTTTATAGGCCAGAAGAGTTGAAAAAGCTAAAGGGCGACTCGTCTAGAGCTAGAAAAACTCTTAATTGGGAGCCAGAATTTGACTTTAAAGGCTTGGTTGCAGATATGGTTTCTTACTGGATTAATGAATTATCTGTTGACAACAATCAAAATTAGATTAAGGTTCCTTTATGCCGAGGGGTAAAAAGGAATGTCCAAAGTGTTCTGCTTTGTGTTCTAGCCGAGCTTTAGAGTGTGAGTGTGGGTTTATATTTAAAAACCACAAAAAAACACCCAAAAAGCCTACTTATTTTAGAGAGAGGCAGCAGTTTATAAAGAGGATGCTGAATAATCAGCCTTCAACGAATTACAAGCTGGATATGATCACAGCTACGAAGGTTTTCAAGCGCTTTGAAAATGATGCTGATTTTTTGTTGAAGGTTAAGCCTCCATTTAAGTTTGATGGGTCAATAAAATATTTTTTAACCAAAGATGGATTAGAATACTTAGACAAGAAGCTCAGAGAATTTTACTACAAGCCAAAAAACTCCGAAAAAATGGTTGACCATAGGCTCAAATTCGGAGAAGATATATTGATCGAAAAAAGAAAAACCCTGAGAGATTTTTTAGATGAGTAAGAAAAGCGCAAAAGAAACAATCGGCACTTCGCAATTTATGTCGAAGTTTTTTAAGAGTAACAAAGAGTTTCATTACAATTATGAAGATACTGCGAAGCCTTATATAGTTTCGACTGGTTCTTTGATTTTAGACCAGTTTATTGGTGGTGGTCTTGGAGCTGGTTTGCAGCGTTTTATCGGCTGCAATGAAGGAGGTAAAACAAACGAGGCTCTTCATGTTATGAAGAACATGCTTGAGACAGTAGAGAAAACCAAGGGTCTTTATATTAAAGCAGAGGGTCGCCTATCAGGAGACATCCAAAAGCGTTCTGGATTGAAGTTTGTGACTGACCCAGAAGATTGGGAAGTCGGCACTTGCCTTGTTTGGGAGTGCAATATTTATGATGTAGTTTTCGATGGTCTTAGAGAACTACTAAAGAATAACCCAGATAAAGAAAAATTTTGCATTGTCATCGACAGTATGGATGGCTTGATTCCTAAATCTGACCTAGAGAAGACTACCAGTGACGCAGCAAAAGTTGCAGCAGGTGCATCTTTAACTTCAGATTTCTTAAAGCGAGTTAGTCTTGGGATGGGTAAATTTGGTCACATGTGCATTATGATCTCTCAGGTTCGGTCAACTATTAAGACGAGTCAGTATGCAGCTAGTGATCCAAACAACCAAACCAATTCTAGCGGTGGCAATGCAGCACTTCACTATCCAGACTGGATCATTAACTTCGAAAAGAGAAATCAGGCCGACTTGATCTTGCAAGACCAAAAGGCAAGGCCAAGCCCAGAGAATCCAATCATTGGGCATTATGCCAAGGTTCATATTCAAAAGTCTACGAATGAGAGCACAGGGATGCGTATCCGCTATCCAATTAAGCATGGTCGATCTGATGGAAAGTCTATCTGGATTGAGCGTGAGATTATTGAAATGCTGCTAATGTGGAACTTTATTGAGAAGTCAGCTTCTTGGTTTAAGTTTGATGAGGAGTTGATCAAATATCTTGACGATAGAGGCATTGAACTTCAGGAGAAGTATCAAGGAATGAAGGCTTTGTATGATCTCTTGGAGAGCAACGAAGAGGTGACAAAAGCAATGCACTTATTTATTGCTGAAAACGTTTTCGCATGATCTTTTTAACGACAACTGGTCGGGAACAAAAGCTCAAAAACTCTACAAAGTATTTAATTGATTGGGACAAAAAGTGTCGGAGTAAGCTTCAAAAAAAAGTTAAAGATCTCTTATATTCAAATTGGGTTTCTGATGTTGTTTTCGAGGAGCTTCCCGTTCTTGGGACACGAATGACATTAGACTTTTACAACGCAAATAAAAAACTTGCAGTAGAGGTGGATGGTAATCAACATTACAAATACAACAAGTTCTTCCACTCAAACTCTAGGCAAAATTTCCTTTCTCAATTGCAGAGAGATGAGAAAAAGGAGTATTTTTGTGAAATTAACCAAATTAAGCTTGTCAGAATATTGGAAAGGGATACCATTGACGAGGAGCTTCTAAGAGCATTAGACATTATATGAACAATTTTGACAAAACGGATAATACGTTACCTATAAGCATTCTAACGAAGCTTTTTGATTGCACGGGTTCTGGGAGTGGAGGAAACAAGGGATTCTTCCTTTATTACATTAATGATGCGGGTCAACCTACTTTTGCAACCAAGACAGAAAATACTTGTGTCGATATGGCTTTGAGTAAGTTGGTAGAAATTTCTTTGGACGAGGGGGGTAATCGATGATATCTAGCATGGATCTAGAGAAGACTGTATTGAAGGGTCTTCTCCAGCACCCTCACAAGTGGGCTGAAGTTTCAGTATTTCTCAATGAGAAAGATTTCTTCAGTGAGGACTCTCAGGTTCATCTTTCTATTTTTAAATTGATCCGCAATGCATCGAATAATATGGAGTCAATTGATGACACTATTCTTATTCCAAGATTGGAGCAACTAAAGGTGAGCTTTCCAGACAGTATCGACCTACCAGAATATATCCGCTCTCTTGTTTATCATAAGATAACAGAAGATATCTTTATTTCTTCAGTGAGGGAGTTGAAAAAGTTCTCTGCTCGTAGAGAGATTTATCGCTCCGCAAGGGACGTAGCGTCTTACGTCAAGAAGATCGATCCTGATGTAAAATATTCAGAAATTATAGATAAAGCTGACGAGATTTACAATAAAAACATCAAAGACTTTGAGTTCACTGATGAGGGGCCAATCAACCTTTTTGATATGATGGAAGATTTGGTTGAAGATAGGGGAAACAATCCTATTGAAGAATCTGGATTAATGGGGCCACATGAAAGAATAAACGAGATTTACGGATCTCTACTTCTAGAGGGTAACATCTCCGTTATTGTCGCTCGTTCTGGCGTGGGAAAGACTCAGTTCTGCATGGATTACACAATAAGAACTGGAGCTAAATACAATATTCCTGTCTTACATTTTGACAATGGTGAAATGAGTGAAGAGGAGCTTATTTTTCGTCAATGTTCTGCAATGAGCGGCATACCTGTTTACCTCTTGCAAAGTGGGAAGTGGAGGACTTCTAGTTATAAGAATTGGTCTGTTGAAGAGGTTGTAGCAAAGGTTCGTCAAACTTGGGATAAGATAAAGTCTGGTAATATGCAGTTTTATTATGTGAATGTTGCTGGTATGTCTGCTGAAGAAATGTGCTCTTATCTAAAAAGGTATTACTACTCTAAAGTTGGCAGGGGTAATAAAATGATCTTTAGTTTTGATTATATCAAGACAGACTTCAACAGTGTTGGCAAAAACGATTCTGGTTGGCAGCAAGTTTCTTTGATGGTTCACTTGTTCAAGCAAACTATCCATAGGGATTTGTGTTTTGATGGCAAGCCCTGCGTTTCAATGATGACTTCTGTTCAAGCAAATAGACTTGGGATTACGGGTAACAGGGGAACAGATTCAATAGTCGATAATGAAAGTGTAGTTTCTCTTTCTGATGGGATCACTCAATTTTGTTCTCATTTGTTTTTATTGAGGAGGAAAGTCCCAGATGAAATTCATGAAGATGGAGATCGATTCGGAACTCACAAGCTAGTAAATCTTAAAGCTCGTCATCTAGGTAAAAACCCTCTTCGTGACATTAATCCCATAGAAATGCCAGATGGCTCTAATCGCAAGAATTTTATAAACTTGAATATTCAAAACTTTAGAATCGAAGAGCGCGGAGACCTTCAGGATATTGTTAATTCTATTAATAACGTTGATGTTAATTTGGAGTCTAGCAACGAAAGTGATGACATCCCAATCAGTCTTTCGCAATGACCGATTACAAATCTGTTTTAGAAGATCTTGGTTATCGACTAAAAGATCATGGCTCTTATTGGAGAACTAGCGCTGTATATAGGTCTGGTGATAATTCTACAGCACTACAGATTTATAAAGATACTGGGGTTTGGAAAGATTATGTGGAAGACTCTATGTTTCTCCCCTTTGAAGCCTTACTTCAGAAAACTTTAAATACTAATGACAAAAGTATTTTAAGCTCTTACCTAAAGAGTAATAGTGTAAATATATATGAACGCTCTGCTCAAAAAAAACTTTTGAATGAAGAAAAAACATATCCAGATTCTTGCTTAAATCGCTTGCTACCCCATTATGACTTTTATTTGAACAGGGGTATATCAGAAGACACTTTGAAGAAGTTCAAGTGCGGATTGGCAATGTCTGGAAAAATGTATCAGCGAGTCATATTCCCCATTTGCCGCCCTGACGGGAGGATACATGGCTTTTCGGGCCGAAAGGTAACGGATGACCCTAGACCTAAATGGTTGCACAATGGGAGGTGTTCTGATTGGTTTTATCCATATTATACAATTGATAAAGTTCGAACTGCTATTGAAGAAAGTCGCAGTGTTTATGTTGTAGAATCGATTGGAGATTGTATTTCATTATTTGATGCTGGAATCAAAAATGTTCTTGTTTCTTTCGGTCTTAATATTTCACCTAAGTTCATATCTAAGCTGCATGGCTTGCCCTTAGATAAAATTTTTATTGCATTTAATAATGATTTTAATTCAGGTTCTAACAGGGGATTTGAAGGTTCAATTAAGTCTATATTCAAGCTCTGCGATCAAATTGATTTTGATAAAGTATTTTTTTCTCCACCTCCAGAAAATGATTTCGGAGACATGGATAAAGACCAAATAAACAAATATGTTGAATATTGTGCATCAATTAAGCATAATGAAACAATAGCCAACGTTATTGATTTTGCCAAAGAGATGAATAAACGTGGGGTCAATAAAACATTTACTTCTAATTTACGGAAGTTCGAAAAAAAATACGACTTCCATTATGGAGAAATCTGAAAACAAGCCTCTGTCAGCCTCACGCATTAAAACAATGCAGACTTGCACTTGGCAATATTGGGCTAAGTATCATTTGCGTCTACCAGACAAATCTAATCATGGATCTTTGCGTGGGACAATCTGTCATGCTATTTTTGAGAACTTAGGTAACCCTAGACATAGGAAGCATTATAGAGCTATTATTAAAGCTCAAGATATAAATGTTAGCTCTCCTATTAAGAGGATGGTCGAAGCTTATGCTAAAAAGTATGAGATAGACGACTTTGAGAATATGGACCTAATCAATAAGATGACAGTTGAGGGTTTGAATTTTGACTTCTTTGGGGATACAGAGGGGAAACCTACAGAAGCTATCTCTGAGAAAGATTTCGATATATCTGTAGATGAAGGAGATAAGAATTATCGGATACTAGGGTTTATAGATAAGCTATTCCTCTTTAAAAGAAAAAAAACAGCCATAATCCGAGACTTTAAAACATCAAAAAATGTTTTCGAAGGTAAGGAGTATTCAGACAACATGCAGGATTATATGTATTGCCTTGCTGTTAAATATTTGTATCCAGAATACCTTAAGAGGCGTATGGAGTTCTTATTTTTAAAGTTCGATTTAAATGCGGAGGGTCTTATGGCTATGGAGCCGTTAGATGAACTAGACTTAGAAGGTTTTGAATATTTTTTAACGGATGTTCAGCAGGTAATCAACAACTTCAGTGAAAAGACTGCGGTTAGCGGTCTTGCTTGGGACAAGGGTTATCCAGCAAAGGAAGACGGGTTCGCTGGCAAAATTGTTTGTGGTAGAGCTACTCATGTAGGGCAATTGAAAAAGAATGGAGATTTGATGTGGCACTGTCCGTTCAAGTTTCCATTCGATTATTATCACCTGCTTGGGGGAAAAGATAAGTTCATCAAGTCGTCTTATGTAAAAGAAGATTTACAAGTCATGCTTGACGAAGGAGTAGGCACACATATCGAGAAGAAAAAATATTCTGGTTGTCCGTCTTTTTCGTTTGACAGTCCAAGTGACCTCCTTTAAGATTTCTGCATGATACCTCTCTTTAAGAGCCAGTTTAGTATAGGTAAGTCTATTCTGACCGCAGAGAAAATATTGGAAATCGCAAAGCTCAACTCCTTGGATCGCGTTGTCTTGGTTGAGGATAGCTTTTATGGATTTAGAATATTTAACAATCTTTTTCAAGAGGAAAATATTGATTTGGTATTTGGTCTTAGGATTCCTGTTATAAATAATGGAGTTGATGAAAACGAAAGGTCTAGCAAGTTAGTTCTTTTTGCAAAAAATAATGAAGGGGTAAAAGATTTAAAAAAAATGTATTCCAGTGCATCTTTGAATGATTGCAATTCCCTGATTTTATCCGAATACAGTAAGGAAGATTTTAAAAACCTTAAGGTTTGCGTCCCCTTTTACGACTCTTATATTTTTAATAATTTATTTTATTTTGGATTATCTCATATAGATATTAAACACTTAGACCCAGTTTATTTTATCGAAGATAATAATCATCCTTTTGATTTTCAAATCAAGTCTGTTATTGATGGACTTGGAGTCAAGACGCAAGCAGTTAAGACAATTGTTCATCACAACAAAGATGAATTTGCAGCTTCACAAATGTATAAAGCTACTTGCAATAGATCTGGAGGCAAATCTCCAACTTTCCAAAGCCCAAACCTAAATCACTTCTGTTCAGACGAGTTCTGCTGGGAGTCTTACAAAGATGCTACCACATAATCAAAAATATCTAGTTTTCGACACGGAAACTGAAGGTCTTAATTTACATTCTTCTCGCACTTGGCAGGTTTCATGGTTGATCTGTCAAGGTAATAGAATCATCGAAGAGAATGATAGGTATATTAGTCATAAAGATCTGCAAATCAATAAATTAGTAGAGCGCCTTACTGGTTTCACTTGGGACGAGTATAACGAAAGAAAAGAGCCTTTGAAGAAAGTTTGGGCCGACTTTAAGGCTGATTTATTTAACCCAGAATATAAAATTGTTGGTCAGAACCTTCTAGGATTCGATGTCTACATGGTAGCTGGGATGCAAAGATTATTGGGAGAAATCCCTGATTACTCATATCTTAATCGAATTTACGATACTAGAGCTTTCGGTAAGGCTTACAGAGAAGATCTCGACAAGCCCAAGAAAGATTTATTGAGTTGGCAGTATAAGATAATCCATGACCGATCCCTCAAGGC